TTTTTCTCTCAATCTCTATAATTTTGTCCTTGTATTGTTGCAATATCATATATGTTTTGTGCAGGATTTTCTTATCATACAAGTTCTTGTAAAGCATAATCTTATCTTGCTTTGACAAAACCGATTTTGAATGCAAGTATTCATAAGATATATCTTTTGGATCGATTGTTTTCAATAACGTAAAAATATAAGAAACCTTCTTCTCATCAAAGTCTTCGCAAAATGTTTTAAGTTTCCAGTATTTCGGGCAGGCTAAATTAATATAATCATCTCGTATTTGAAAGAAACGTCCAATATATTTGCCTAATTCAAGAAATAAGTTTTTTATATGAGTAGATGTATCCACAGATGTTGATGCAATGCATAATTCTATGGGCCATAAAAAACCACTTCCAGTCTTATTGTCCATCATTTTATTGTATTCATCTAAAGACGGAATAGTTTTTATGGTCGTCCATTCAAGATCTAGACCCTGCCCCAAGTGCATCAACACAAAATATTTATGATAAATATCTTTGACTTGCTCATGAATATGTCCAGGATAATTTTTGTTAATATCATTTAATAAACTAAAACACTGCAAATAACCAGAATTAATACTGATCGGCACGCCATATTTTATATGAGCGCATTCTTTGCCACGTCGTTTCAAAGACCCGTCATGAATATCATCAATAACTAAACTAGAATTATGAATTAAATTAATATCTTTTATAATTCGATCGGTCACAGGATTTTTATCATTGTTCAATAAATTCTGAATATATTTGATAATTAATTCTCTGGTATTTTTCCCACCGCCTTCTAAAGTATATTCAACCGGCGCGAATAGGTTGTATTTTTCGATTAAATCGACAGATACATTTTCTATGTCGGGTGATATATCTACTTCGTTTTCCTTTAAAAAATCCATTTATATTTATGATACGTTAAATAATACAGTAATTAACACATTAACTTGCACGTATCGTTTTGATTGTTACATACCTCCATAAATATTCCACATCTCTCTAGCCACACACTCAGCATATCGGAGTCTTTCTCAATATCCGTATCTCCTTGAATCACAATTTTTCTATCATATGACCGGTCGTCAGAATTCAACCAATCCTCGTGATACTTATGACAATTTATAAGATATTCGAGTGGGATTTCCTCACCTTCCCTCGCTCTCTTCTCCACCCGCGCCTTCGCAATCTCAGGCGATGTTTTCACATAGATCACGTGAATGGGCGGCAAGTCCTCGATGAACTCATCAAACCACTTGTTATAAATCTGATATTCTACCTCTTCCATATTACCATCGTCATACAGCATCTTTGCAAATACCATTTTGTCTGTAAACATACTTCTCTCCACAACAATAATATCATAGTTTTCCGTAATAGCTTTTCTCAAGAGAGAAAGTCTCGAGATATATGCCATCATCTGGAAAGCAAACGAGTATTTTTTAGTATCGCCGTAGAATTTCGCAAGCATAGTATTTCCTTCCTTATCTTGGATGGTGTTCCAAATATCAACCGGTTCTTGGAGAAAACAAATGTTTGAATGAGATGCGTATTTCTTACTTAGTGCGTCAACCAACGTTGATTTACCAGAACCAATATTGCCCTCGATGGAGACAATTTTGGTTTGCTTCTTGGCGGGGGGTCTTGCGAGTTTGTAGAAGAAGTTTTCTGTGTTGCCGGACATCGTTGGATATGAATATATATTATGATTATATGCTTTTTCAATTATTATAATATATACACCATTTTTAACGCCGCTAAAGAATAATAAAGAATAATAAAGGATATATTATTCGGTTTATTTATTCAACGCCGCCGACTGCGTCCTTTGTGCCTATGACTGCGTCCTTTGTGCCTATGACTGCGTCCTTTGTGCCTATGACTGCGTCCTTTGTGCCTATGACTGCGTCCTTTGTGCCTATGACTGCGTCCTTTGTGCCTATGACTGCGTCCTTTGTGCCTACGACTGCGTCCTTTGTGCCTATGACTGCGTCCTTTGTGCCTATGACTGCGTCCTTTGTGCCTATGACTGCGTCCTTTGCGCCCACGACCCCTAGTCGACGCTACCACCAAAAATCTGGACCCGCGTCGGTGTGGTATTAAATCCCCAGTTGGAGGAGTTTCCGTTCTAGCTTCTCTCTTTACGGTTAGCTGTGAGCGAAGAAGAGCATTTTCAGATTGTAATACCGCATTAGCGGCTTCGACCCTTCTCACACAATCTCCACATCTCTCCATTATAATATAAGTAAATATTATTTATAAAAATAGGATTCCAAACTATCTATATGTAAAATGGGAATAAACACATATCCACGATATAATGTAATAATGGACCTGACACAAACAAAACTAACGCGGTCCGAATGGAATAGCATAGAAATACCAACCTCAAAAAAGGAACTAGATATTATCCAAATGATATGCAAAGGATACGGTAATGTAAATATTACTCAAAATAATACACAATCACTCCTACACTATCTGAAAATAACTCCGTCGGATGTAATACACGATTATGTATTCTGCACATATTTGCAAAAAACGCTGCAAGACCTAGACAAAAAGCATCAGATACAATATAAAACAGAGAAATACAAGAAGAATAAAATGAAGAAAGCCGATATTATTCGCTTTACCAATACAGATAAACAACTCCCTGCGCATAAAAAGTCAATATTTGAGTTTGTTATTATAGAGCACCTGACAAAAATGCTAACAGAGTATAATAAAGACAGGATTATGTGGCACCAATACTATTATACTATTTACACGCTAATGTCTTATAATATTGTAGATGTAAATCCACTATTTTCTAGAAAGATTCAAGAAATACTTGTTAGAATGAAAGACGAAATATCCACGTCTGAGTTAGTGAAAATGGGGCACACTCTTATTGAAAAGAACCCCGACCTATTAAAATATGCTGATATTCAGCTATATAATCACCAGAAAGAGCTATTTACTATTTGTAAGCAGAAAGGGCCGAAGTTGATATCGTATATAGCCCCGACGGGGACAGGGAAAACGATGTCGCCACTCGGGCTTTCGGAAAACCACAAGGTAATTTTCGTATGTGCTGCGCGTCACGTCGGATTAGCTCTGGCGAAAGCGGCTATTTCAAACGAGAAGAAGGTGGCGTTTGCATTTGGATGCAATACTGCTGACGATATTCGCCTTCATTATTTTGCCGCAACCGATTATGTGCGGCATCGGCGCAGTGGAATGATCGCGAAGGTGGATAATTCTGTGGGAGATAAGGTGGAAATAATGATTTGCGACATAAAGTCTTATTTGTGTGCGATGTATTATATGATGGCGTTTAATAAAAAGGAAGAGATCATTATGTATTGGGACGAGCCGACGATTTCTATGGATTACGCAGAACACGAAATACACCCGATTATTCATAACAATTGGAAAGAGAATCTCATACCCAACATTGTCTTGTCTTCTGCGACGTTGCCTCATCCAGATGAAATGCAGGACACGCTCGCCGACTTCCACAGCCGCTTTACAGGGGCAGATACACATAGTATAGTGAGCTTTGACTGCAAAAAGACAATCCCTATTATCAACAAGGCGGGATTTGTTGAAATGCCTCACTACATTTGTAAAACATATGAGGATTTATGTGATGTTGTAGCCCACTGCGAAAGGAACAAAACACTACTTCGCTATATTGACCTAGATGAAGCGATAAAGGTAATAATGTTTATGAACGAATATGATTATATTACTAAACCACAACTAACGATAGAGAGATATTTTCCAGATATAGAAATGGTAAATATGTCAAATATTAAACAGTATTACTTAAAATTATTAAAGAATATACACCCCGCAAGCTGGAGGGACTTGTCCGAGGAGTTAGATGCGGAGCGCAGTGTTCGTTATGATTCAAGTGTATATGTTGTTACACAGGATTCTAGAACATTAACTGATGGCCCGACAATTTTTCTAGCAGATGATGTAAATAAAGTGGCGAACTTTTGTATTCATTGTGCAAACATTCCGGATAGAGTAGAAAAGGATATAATGGGTGTTATCGAGTTTAATAATAGTCTCAACGGAAAAATAGGGAATATGCAGCGGTCTTTGGAAGATGGGACTAGAAAAGATGAAGAGAAGGATAAAAAAATGGCAGAAGGACGAGTTGCTCCCGCGATGAAGCAACTAATGAATAAAATTAAAGAGTTACAAACCTGTGTAAAGAACGTAGAACTAAATCCGTTGTTTATTCCAAATAAAATAGAGCATTTGGAGCGATACACCAGACTCAAATGCAAGAATTATGGCGCTCCGTTCACCTGCGATATTACAGAAGAAGTTGTTGAAAAGATTATGCTGATAAACGACGTTGATACAAAGTGGAAACTTTTGCTTTTAATGGGGATAGGTGTATTCGCGACGCATAACAGTGCCGATTATATGGAAATTATGAAAGAGCTCGCGCAAAAACAAAAGCTGTTTATGATTATCGCCTCTTCCGATTTTATCTATGGGACGAATTATCAGTTTTGTCATAGCTATATTGGAAAAGATCTTGGATACATGAGCCAAGAAAAATGCATTCAGGCGATGGGGCGTGTAGGGAGAACAAATCTTCAACACGATTACACAATACGATTTCGAGACGATAGTCTCATTTATAATTTATTCCATAATGAAGAAAATAAACCCGAAGTGCGTAATATGAATACATTGCTAAATAGTTAAAACTATATTACATCACCAAAATATGGGCTCTATTATTCAATAAAAGTTCCAAAAAGTCGGTCGGGCCACATAACAGAGAATGCGAAATTATTCCCGGGATGTGTATGATGTAACTGGTGGTGCCGATACATGTAATAACTTGGACAAATATGTGCCATAGTATGAGTCACCTCATATTTTAATAGAACAAGTCCGGTTTTATAATGTCGCGTATACAGTGCGCCGATAATAAATAGTAATACATATGTATCCCCGCCATACAAACTATATGAACCTCCGCTCCACGTTCGATGATGTGCCATGTGATAATGATAACGATAAATGTGAACAACTCGATGACCGAAATACTCAATAAGCGGCTGGAGAATAAACAATAGGGCAAGCGGTTTTGCGTCAAATAATGTGATAAATGATAAGATAGTCTCAATCATATGTATAGTAAAATACTACTCGTTGTCCAAATCAATTTTGTTTATATTAAACACTTCTTTTGGTCGTGTCACGGAGACTAGACCTCCCGAGAACCGTTCTATGTGCTTTCTTTCTGTGCGGCATTATATATAAAATATATAACGGGATTTGTTTAAAGTATACGCGCGAATACAATTATATAAAATCCCGTAAAATAGAGTTCATTTTAATATTATATAATGTTAAAAATCAATATTATTCACTAATTATATATGCTATTATATATGCTATAATATTATATATGCTATAATATTATATATGCTATAATATTATATATGCTATAATATTAGATAGTTAGTTTTGAGTTAATCTTATACGCATCATCTATCTAGCGACGTGTCCTGCGGCGGTTACGCGAACCTCTTCTGGCACGGCGTCCGTGAGTGTGGCGGTTACGCGAACCTCTTCTGGCACGGCGTCCGTGAGTGTGGCGGTTATGCGAACCTCTTCTGGCGCGCCGTCCGTGAGTGCGGCGCCGCGACCCCGCGGCCAGAGCGGGTGGGGAGGTGGCGGCGAACGGGCGCATGTCCTGTGGATATCCCGGAGAAACCGGGGTCCGTTGCATCTGTTCAAGCATCGCCATCTGCGAATCGGGGCTTAACATATCCATTGGTGGAGCACTAGGCGCTGGTTTGTTCGCTCTTGCCCTCCTCCGTTGGGTTCTCCGTGCTTTCTTCCGATTGCTCATTATATATATAATAAATATAAAAATATATAACTGAATATATTTAAAGTATAAGAACTAATACAATTATAATATGTCGTCTCCAAGCAAACTAGTTATATCATCGTGTGTTTTTCTAGGAACCGCGAGTATCGCGGGATTAGCTTTTAATATGTGCAGTAAATCCGACGAGGATAAAGAATCAGAAGGGGCGACCACAGAATCGAAACCGAATACGTGTGGCTGTCCTTTTGCAAATTCCCTAAGTGTTGGATTATTTTCTGGACTTCTGACGGGTGCAATGACTTGGGTGTTTTATTCTCCGCAAGCCTAAATTATATAAAATCACGTAAAATAGTGCTTATTTTAATATTATATATTATATAATGTTAAAATCAATATTGGTGGGGATGGGGAGGACCGCAAATATAGTTTGTGCGACTTATGCAACTATGTGGGGTGCTTGGGGTGGAACAATTATATACACCAAACTTATTATGTTTTTGAAAGAAAAACATAGTATGCAAAAACATAGTATACAAAAACATAGTATACAAATAACCGCAAAAGGAATAGGTATATCTGCGTTAATTGGCGGTGTTTCAACCGTAAATATTTACCTAAAGCTATTAAACGCATTAGCGAAGTCGTAGAACAAGATGCAGAGTAGCTTCCTTTTGAATATTGTAATCTGAAACGGTTCTTCCGTCTTCTAGCTGTTTTCCGGCGTAGATAAGGCGCTGCTGGTCGGGAGGAATTCCTTCCTTGTCTTGGATTTTCTGTTTTATATTTTCAATAGTATCTGATGCCTCAACGTCTAAGGTAATTGTTTTTCCTGTCAGTGTTTTTACAAATATCTGCATTCTATATATTATTATTCTCAATATATTTAAGTCTATTGATAAACAGATTAAATATTGTGACCATCGCCGCCCGTTTTTTATTTATTGCGGAGAGCTCCTGCGGCGGTGGTCTCGTCGTGAGCTTGTGGGTGCAGGCGAGAGCGAGGGCGAGGGCGAGGGCGAGGGCGAGGGCG